AACAGTTGCTATCATGAAAGATAAAGAACTTTCTATTGGAGCTAATGAAAAAGTAGAATCAATTAGAAAAAAGAAGATAGAGAGGGTTAAAACTACCATTCAGAACACTAAAAAAAGAATGGGTAATTAAAGTTTGAGCCCCGATAGTTTAATGGATAAAACAAGAGACTTCTAATCTTTCGATCTAGGTTCGATTCCTAGTTGGGGTACCATTTTTAACTATTATAAATATAACACACGATTGACTTTTTGGTTATGGAATTGTCAATAATACGGAGAATACATGTTAAGAAAAGTAACTACTTTTTTTATGGTATTTGTCGCATCATTATTTTTCACAGGAAGTACATACACAAGCACAAGTTCTACTGGAAAAATCACCTTTGAAACATCAAGCATTGTCCCTATAGTTCCGGAACTCCCGGCAACAATAAATCCTAGTTTACCACAAAAAATAACAACGGATCAGGTTACATGTTTGGCGAAAAATTTATATTTTGAAGCGGCAACACAATCAACTGCAGGAAAATTAGCAGTTGCATTTGTAACAAAAAATAGAGTGGATTCACATCACTTTCCTAATTCATATTGTGAAGTCATATATGAAGGAGCCCATTACAGTTCCGGACTTCCAAAAAAGGATAGATGCCAATTTTCATGGTATTGTGATGGAAGGGGAGATAATCCATATGATGGAGAATCTTGGAAAAACACTCAAGTAATAGCACAATGGTTTTATGATCATAAAGATAGTCTTATAGATATCACAGATGGTGCAACTCACTATCATGCTGATTGGATGAAGAAGTATCCAAAATGGGCTCAAAAATATAAAAAAAATGTTAGAATAGATGATCATATTTTTTATCAAAGTGCTGAACATTCTCACAGTAAAAAAACTAAAATCCGCGAGATGACTCTTGCTAACTTATAGAAAGTAAATTATGATAGATGATGTAGATGTGAAAATACCTCAGCATGAAAAAGGAAATCCTGCGGAAAATTCTTTAGGGGGAACAGAACTTCTCACGATGGAATTATTCCGTAGGTTGCCCCACGAATATAAAGATAAATTTCAATTTGTTGTTTCAAGAGTTCAGAATATAGAGGAAGAAAAGAAAAGACTTTATTGGATACACGATCTTGCATTAGACCCTGTTCACTCTATTCTTACAACTCCTTCAATAGACCTTTTTAGTAAATTAATTTTTGTTAGTCATTGGCAACAACAACAATTTAATACATTATTAAAAATACCATATGATCGTGGAGTTGTAATTAAAAATGCAATAGATCCTATCCCTAAACATGAAGAAACTGAAACAAAAGATTTACAGTTAATATATGCTTCAACTCCTCAAAGAGGTCTTGATATTCTAGTGAATGCTTTAAATTTGATTGATAGAACTGATTTCCATTTACATGTTTTTTCTAGCTATAAATTATATGGTTGGGAAGAAAATGATGAAGCATATAAACCTTTATTTGAAATGTGCGAATCAGATCCAAGAGTAACAAATCATAGTACAGTTTCATATGAGGATTTGAGAAAACATTGGACAAATATGCATATATTAGCATATCCATGTACTTGGCAAGAAACTTCTTGCAGAGTAGCAATGGAAGCAATGTCTGCTCATTGTGCAGTTGTTACTTCTAATTGGGGGGCCTTACCAGAAACATGTGGTGAATATGCTTACATGTATAATTATACAGAAGATAAGAGTAAGCATGTTGAAAGATTTGCTGATGCTCTTGAAGATGTTATGGATTCATATTGGACAAAGGATGTTCAAAAAAATCTTGATAATGCATTAGAGTATTCTCATATGCATTATAGTTGGGATAAACGAATCAATCAGTGGATTGATTTTCTTGATAACCTAATATACGAACTAGAACATGGGGAAGATAAAGAAATCATCATTAATAAAAAAGCCTAAACAAATTATTGGTTCAGGTAGATCATTCGATGAACAAAGAATGGGAACCGAACCATTCTTTGATGAAACATCTAAGTGGATTGATATTGCGACTGGATTGAATTGGTATTCGCATTTTTGTGAAGCTGATCAAGCTAAACGTTGGTTACTTGATTATATGAAACATGCTGGATATGGTAAAGAAGATACTCAACATGTAAAACTTTCTTCCTGGGGGAAGTCTGGTGTTTTTATTGAAGGATCAAAAATTATTAATTTAAGAACTGCTGGATTTCTTGGAAGAATGGTGTTGAGAGGATTTGAAACTCTTCCAGAAAAATATTTGGAAACAATTAAATCTTATATAGAATTTTGTAAGAAAAAAGGTTCTGTTGTTGTTCAGAAAAAAGTTGAAGAAAAAGAAACTAATGGAGATAATAAACCATCTATACAAGATCATATAAGAGAACAAGTAATCCACTATGCAACTGAACTGGAAGGCACTATAGACGATTTCATTGATAATAATTATGAGTCAACTATAAGCATATATGATTGGTTAGTTAGTAAAGAAATTAAAGGACTAATTGCTAAAAAAATAGCAAATGAATTTCATCCTTATTTAACAGAAATAGAATTAATATCAACAGATGAAGACATAGCTGAATCTTATGCTCATATGACGAAGAAGCAACTTGTTAAATATGGTAATTTTATTCAGACAATTATTGATGACTGTGAACGATATTCTGCCAATTTTAACAAACAGAGAGTCCCACGAAAGAAAAAACCAGTTTCAGTTACTAAACAAATTGCCAAGTTGAATTATAAAAAACAAGATGATGAATATAAAATAGCATCAATTAATCCATCTGAGATTGTTGGTGCTGATCAATTGTATGTGTTTAATTCAAAGTATCGTAAACTTGGCGTGTATAAAGCAGAGGGGCCTGCAGGGCTATCTGTAAAAGGAAGCACTCTTCGAGGATTTAATTTAACACTTTCTAAATGTAAAAAAGTAAGAAAACCAGAAGAAGTATTAACAAAAATGCTTTCTGGTGGTAAACTTGCGATTAAGAGACAATATGACTCTATTAATTCTAAAGAAAAAGACTTAACTGGTCGCATTAATAATGAAACTATACTTCTTAAAATTGTAAAATGATATTACTTGATTATTCGCAAATCGTTATTGCAAATGTGATGATGAATAAGAATTCAATGTCTGAAGATTATGTCAGACATGCAGTTTTGAATACTATAAGAATATATCATCACAAATTTAGTGATGAATTTGGTGAACTAGTAGTCTGTTGTGATGCAAAAGACAATTGGCGAAAAGATGCATTTAAATATTATAAAGCTAACAGAAAAACAACAAGAGATAATTCCGATTTTGATTGGCCGGAATTGTACAGAATATTACATAAAATACGAGAAGAGCTAAGTGAAAACTTTCCTTATAAAGTTGTATATATAGATAAAGCAGAGGCAGATGATGTTATTGCCACTATTGTAATGGATCAAGCACATAAAACGGAAAGAATGTTAAGTGAATTCCCAAGATTCCCATCTGCTACTTCTATTGAAGAATTATTTGTTGAAAAAGAACCTATTTTAATATTATCAAGTGATAAAGATTTTATTCAGTTACAAAAATACGAAAATGTAAATCAATATTCACCTCTCACGAAGAAATTTCTTAATACTGATAATCCAGATAACTTTTTAAGAGAACATATACTTAGAGGTGATGTAAGTGATGGTGTTCCTAATTTTATGTCTTCTGATGACACATTTGTTGTTGCGGACAAAAGACAAACACCATTATCAAAGAAAAAGGTATCTGTTTGGTCTGAACTAGAACCTGATGTGTTTTGCGAAGGTGAACAGTTACGCAATTATCGTAGAAATGAAATGTTAATAGATTTGTCCAAAATACCTGAATGGTTGCAAACTAATATTGCGGTTGAATATGACAATCAGCCCAAAGTTGGTAGAACTAAACTTTTTAATTATTTTATAAAACATAAACTTAAACTTTTAATGGAGCATATAAATGAGTTTTAGGAGAATATCATGACCGCACAAATGACAAGTGAAATTTTTTCTCACGCAGACAGTCTGTCTACTGACGAAGAACGAGTTGTTTATTTACGACAAAATCATACTAAAGCAGTAAAGGCGTTACTAATACATAATTTCAATACAAATATAAAATTTCTTCTTCCTGAGGGTCGACCAGACTTGAGAACAGAGGAATTTGAACCACAAAATAGTTATTTTCCAAATTTGGCTGCTTCCGATGATGGTGCTACATTGAATTACGAAGTAAGAAAAATGTATTTATTTATTGAGGGAGGACATCCAACTTTAACTGCCTTAAAACGTGAAACACTTTGGCATGAATTGGTTAATTCGTTACATCCCTCTGAGGCTGATGATCTTTGGCATATGAAGGATAAAAAACTTCAAGAAAAATATAAAAAGATTACTCATCTTGTGGCTTATAACTCTTTTCCGGAGGGACTTCAACAACCCCAACCCCAACCTAAAAGGGATAATCAGGGCCGTTTTTCAAAACCTGAAAAATCCAAGAAAAAGAAAGCCAAAACATGAAAGCATTGATGACCTGTGCTGGCATGAATACAGAACTACGGCCCTTTACGGATATGATGCCAAAGTGTCTATTGCCAGTGAAGGCGAAACCGATTCTGTTTCACAATCTTGAATGGTTACAAAAAAATCATATTGATGAAGTAATTATTACAACAAGTTATCACCACAATCAAATTGAATTAGCATTAAAAAAGTATCAAATTGAAGGATTGTTTTCAGTGGATTTAAAAATTAATATTCATAAACAGTCTGGAGGTGTAGGATCGGCACAATCTTTAAAAACATTAAGTCATAAATTTGATGGAGCTGATTTTTTATTTTTGGATGGAGGCAATTTATATAATTTTGATATAGAAAAGTATTATAGTAATCATAAAAATAATGGAAAACTAATTTCTATTTTGTCACATATGACCATGGAGGACAGCAAATATAAAAACTTCATTAAGTATAAAAATGGTTCCGATGAAATAGAAAAAATTACAGTTAAACCTGATTATAAAATGAATAAAGAACTTTTAGCAACATCAGGAACTTGTTATTTAAACCCAATGATATTTGATGTGATTGAAAAGAAAGATAGACATTTATTTGATAATGTTATTCCTAAACAACTTGAAAATATTAATATAATAGTAGATAATGGTTCAATTCAATTTATTAATTCTAAAAAAGAATATATGTCAATAGCAAAGACATGGAGTTCATATTATGCCAACATATGATTACGAATGTAAAAAATGTGGAAATGTCTTTGAAAAAGAGTTGAAGATAGCTGACAGAAAAATTCCAACAGAATCGTCTTGTGAACAAATAGTTCTTGGACAAATTCAAGCGAGTCCTAATTGTGGTGGTGAAGTAACACAGATAATTGTTAAGACACCAGCGTTTGCTTATGATAATGTAGGAGCTAAGAAACCAGATGCTTCTTTTAATGATAAGTTAAAAGAAATAAAAAACGCACATCATGGTAGCACCCTCAATGTAATAGAATAATGTTTATACATGAAAACGTTCTTGAAGATTTAGACCTAAACACTATAAATGAAAACGGAAAAAGATATTACGTGACCCCTACTGGTGAAAAATATCCTTCCGTCACTACTGTTCTTTCCAATTATAAAAAAGAAGCCCTATTCAAATGGAGAAAACGTGTTGGTGAAAAAGAAGCCAATAAAATTTCTACTCAAGCATCCCGCCGCGGCACCAAAGTTCACAAACTCTGTGAAGATTATTTAAATAACGAATTGTCATTTAACGAATATACTCCTGATAATGTTGTTATGTTTAAAAGCATTCAACCTATTCTTGATGAAATAGAATTGGTTTATGGGCAAGAACGTGCATTGTTTTCAAATCATTTAAAAACCGCTGGAAGAGTTGATTGTATTGGTAAATTTCGTGGAAAAAATCACATAATCGATTTTAAGACTTCTAGTAAACCCAAAAAAGAAGAATGGATTGATAATTATTTTATGCAATGTTCAGCATATTCTGTTATGTGGGAAGAAATGTCAGGTATACCTATACCTTATATTGCAATAATCATTGCTGTAGCAGATGAAGTACCACAAGTTTTTATTGAACATAGAGATAATTGGATTGGTAAGTTTATAGAGCTTAGAAATAATTATGATAACACTTAATCTCAATGATATTAAAATAAAATCAGAATTATTATTAATATTAGAGGAGATGAAAGGTGTAAATGATTCAATTTTATTATATGATATGCCTGAAGGTTCAAGATTAGGACCATTAGATAAAAATAACAAAACTGAATATATTTTATTTTCTATAGCACATGAAATTTTACAATATCATAAATTTGATGTTTGGTATTTATGTTCTGATTTAAATATTAAAAATAGGTATACAAAATGGCGTGAACTTTTAAATATTGAAAAAAAGTTTAAGGTATTAAGTTTTCCATTTACTGTTAAGCATGATGGTGTTGATTATATCAAACAACAACATGTTGATTATTTCAACAATACACAAAAGAAAAAAAATTTTATACAACTAATATGTTTTCCTACTACTTCTAGAATAGCAACTGTTGATCGTTATTATAAACATCGAAATTATGATTATTCTTTAGTTCCACGATTTCATTTTGAACCTTTAGAGGATATACAACATTATATGCCAATAAAGTGTTCTGATTTGGGAAATTTTGATGGACAGTTATTATCAACAGATCAATTTAAAAATGGATTTGATGTAGAAAAAAATGTTAGAATACTTACAGAAGTTGAATTATCTAATATATGGCTCAAGGAAAAGGAAAGAAAAGGATGGGTCGACCAGACGAACTTCGACACAGAAACAATTACTGTAAATGGGAAAATACTTGATAAGGGAATTTTTAATATGTTTCTTCCAAAAGAGAGTTTTCAATCTTGTTGTGATGTGGTGTTAGAAACATATTTAAATGGTCCGACTTATTTTACTGAAAAAACATGGAAACAAATTGTATTAGAAAGACCTTTTATTATGATTGGAGCAAAAGGTATTAATCATCATTTACGAGATTTGGGATTTGAATTATATGATGAAATTTTTAATTATGATTATGATTTAGAAGATAATGATTTAGTAAGGTTAAAGGGTTTTTGGGCTCAAATAGAACGATATTTGGATTTTGAGGTGTCTGAATTTGAGAAAAAACTTGAACTAATAAAAGAAAAGCTAATACATAATAGAAACGTATATATGGAAAAGTTATCATTTATAGATAAAACACTACAGCAACTCGCCGATGACTGTTATTTATTTCATTATTTATATTTACATCCTACAAACAACATAGCAAAACATCAACATTTATTTGATGATCACTTTGAAATAATTAAAAAAACTTGTTTAGGGCTTTATAAACACCCTGAAAGAATATGTGATTTAAAATGAATAATGTAAATTACGATTTCACAATAAGCAGTCATTGCAATGCCGCATGTCCTTCCTGTAAAAGATATAAAAGTCATAATAATCCAATTCATTTTCCTAACGAATCTGTACATCCAGGGTTAAATCAAACTCATATGGATTTTGATATATTTAAATCTATTATGGAACGAGATATCTATATGTTTAAGGATAAAAGTGTAACCTATGAAGGCGAGTTGGGAGACCCTATGGTTCATCCACATGTAAAATCTTTTATTGACCTTGGTTCGAAAATTTTTAAATTTTTAAGAGTGGTTACTAACGGCGGAGTTAGATCCACAAAATTTTTTAATGATTTAGGAAATACTTATAAAAATTTGGAAATTATGTTTTCAATAGACGGTTTACATGATGACTTGAATGGATTATATAGAAGAAGAGTGAAGACTCAAAAAGCAATTGACAATATGATTGCATTTTCTAAAAGTAAATATGGACGTATTAATATATCTTGGCAATATATTATTTTTGAACATAATTGGTTTGAAATACCAGAACTTTTAGATTTTGCAAAATTATATAATATACCTGTTGTTTTAAAAATAAATACTCGACCTAAATTTAGAATTAAAGAGAGACTAATACCTAATGTTGTTGATTTATATGAAAGAAATAAATTTAGATTAAGTACACTTGTTTTGGCGAATTGATGGCAAGCTATCTTGATACGTGTATATTTAATTTTGAAATCTCATCATACTGTAATGCTAATTGTCCTAGTTGCCTTAGAACTCGGGAGAAAGAAAACTTAGTATTAAATAAACATTTAAAAGTTGAAGACTTTGAATTTTTAATATTACACAATATAAAATTTTTTAAAAATAATCAATATGAAAACTTGCTTGCAAAATTTTGTGGTGAAATAGGTGATCCTTTATTACACCCCAATATTGATCAATTAATCAGTATAGCCGAAACTGTATTTGATGAAGTTGAGATTTTTACGAATGGGGGTATCAAAAATGCAAAATGGATAAAAAAAATACTTACACGATATAAAAAAACCGTTTTTGTGTTTGGTATTGATGGATTGACAGATGAAATAAATCAAAGGTATAGAGTTAATGTAAGAACTGATATTGCATTAAAAAATATGATTGAATCTGCAAAGCATGGATTTACTAAATGGCATTATACTATATTTAATCATAATTATCATGAATTACCCGATGTGATAAAGTTTACAAAAAAATATAATTTGACTTTATTGTGTAGATTTAATGGTCGAGAATTTAATAAACTTGATGATGAAAATATATTTAAGTGTGAAAATTTGCTTAAAAAAAATAATATAGAATATTACGTATGCAAATAAAATGCGACTTTTATGATTATAGACATAAAAATTGGAATCAATTGGAAATAGATTTAGATTTAAATGTATTTCCGTGTTGTCATTATTATACTGAATATTTAAACCCCAATCCTCAACATGCTGAAGGTGAATTGTATGGGACAATTAAAAATATAAACAAAAATTTAAAAACAAATTCTTTAGAGAACATTTTTAAAGAATATAGTAAAGTATTAAATGAAGAAATTTGGAAGAATGGAAAAACATGTCCGCCCCTTTGTATGAAAATTTGCCAAACAAAATAAATAGCAACAGGCATAATTTACCTGAAGATTTTGAAGATTTGGTTTATTGTATAGGGTGGCATAAAAACAATACTTGGGCAGAAGTTGAAATAGCATCGGATTTTTCTGTATATCCATGTTGTGCTTTACACGCAGAACATCAATTAGAAAAAAGATTTTTTGATAAAAAATTAGATAACTTGGATAAAGAT